CCCCAGACGTTGTCGTCGGGAGTCGTCGGGGCAATGTTGCCGCCGATGATGACCGGGTACTGATTGCTCGTCACCAGAGGGTCAGGGTAAGCGTAAGGGCTAGCAATTTCAGCACCTGCCCGCAGCGTGATGTAAGAGGTCTTAGTCGTGGCGTCGTAATTCGACGAAGCCAGTTCCCCGGTCGGAGGGTTTGCCACCCCAGCCGTGACGCGGTCTAACTTGACCTCGGTGCCACTGACGTAGTCGTCAATCTTAGGGACTAAGTTATTGATGGTGCCAGACTGGACCTGATAGGTGACGGTCGTAGAGCCGCCCGAAGTCCGCAGGGCGACGTTGATGATTTTGAAAGAGTGGCCTGAGACCACGCCGTCGTCCGGGAAAGGATTCCCGATGTCCAGCGACATCCCGTACCCGCTTGACGTGAAGCCGTATCCTGCGCCAGGTTGTAAGTTCATGTAGCGCGCGTGTAGACTTCGGCCGGGTAGCCTTCGCGGTTGAACCGAATCTCGTAGTTAATCTTCACGATCTTCGGGTCAGAGCCGGACGGGACGCAATAGTCCTCAAAGGAAGCCTGCGAAAGCAGGATGGTGTCGCGGGTCGCTCCCTTGATGCTGGCAGTCCAGGTCGTGCCGATGTGATCTGGCAGCAGCTTGATGCCGTCGAAGGAATTAGTCTGGGAAGTCTTGCCTACCGCATTGCGAATCTTGGTCACGTCAGACATTACCTTGGTGTAGATTACTCCCGAGAAAGACGTAATCGGCGATAGGTAGTGCGTCTTTCCGTAGAAGTACTGCTTCGCCGCGGTGCTGGAATCCTTGAACCCCACAAAGCCGCCGGCGTTGGTGGTCGTGCCTTTGAAGTGGGCTCCGAAGTCGCCACCGACCTTTTCTCCTGGCACGATGGTAGACTCGGTGAAAGTCGTGCCGTTGCCGGCGATGCTTCCAGATGCGGCAAAGAAGTTGGGGTGCGTAGTGATGTGCTCCGATGTCAGGCCGTGCGATGCCGTCACGTTTGGGCGGGTGCAATTACCGACCCCAGACTGGATGCCGACGTACTCGGCCTCTATGGTGTCGACATCAAGCGCGCCTTTGGACAGGGTGAACTTGTGGACAAAAAAGTCGGAGTAATCAGGGTGAACCTGCCCGGTCGTAACGGCGGTTCCGCCTACCGTCTTGTCGACGATGTAAGTCGCGCGGGCGGTCATCAGGCCGTAGCCGTCGTTCGTGTACGATCCGCCCGGCTGGACGAACTTGGTGGTAAGGGCATTGCCTGCTTTGACGAGAGCCATGGTTATTTATTCTTGGTGAGAAGGGCGGCGCGGGACGGCGAGGCGTTGGCCGGGGTGTGGGGCGTGGCGCCTGACGCGGTGACGTCCTTGTAGGTGGCGGCATAGCCAAACTGAGCGGCGATGATTTCAAGCTGAGTCAGGGATGCCTTGGCGATGGCTTGCTGTTCCTGAAGAGCAGTCACGACCGGGTTGGCGCCGACGCCGATCACGTTGCCGGAGACTGAGCCAGAAATGGTCGGGCTGTCCTTTGGAACGGTCGTCGGGGTCTTAATCTTTGCGGCCTCTTCCTCTTTCTTAGTGCGGTCGGCGGCCTCCTTCTGCTTGCGCTGGGTGTCTTCCCATTGCGCCGCGGCCTTGCCTTCTGGCGACTGGGACCAGATGTCGAAGGCACGTTTCTGCACGTCTTCCTGCTTCGACATATTGGTCGTGAAGAGGGGGTTGATAAGATAGTTGCCGAGGTTTTCGCTGATCAGTTCCCTGCGTAGTTTCCTGCCTTCCTCTGTTTGAAGGAGAAATTGCCGAGTGACTTCAGCTCGTCCGGCCTTCGCGGATTCACTTTCCTTTTCCCGCTCCTGGCGTTCCTTAAAGAATGCGGCCATCCGCTTTTCGTGAGAAGACACGAACATACTGTCGCCCTTAGCCATCAGGTCCAAGCCTTCCTGAGCCTTGCGTCTAGCATCTTCGATGGCTCCGCTGATGGCACTGATCGTGCCCTGAATGAGGACCATCGGGGCCGCGAAGCCTAGGAAGATGTCTTTGAAGCTAGTCGAAAACTTCTTCTGGATGTCCTCGACTTGCTTGGAGAAAGAGACGGTGGCGGACTTGGCCTTGTCCATCGCCTTGGGGACGTCGGACGTGGTCTTGATGTTGACTGTCAGGTCTTGGGCCATGTCAGGGGGTGCTTTCCTTTGCCGGATTGGAAGCAGCCGCCGCGGCTGCCTCTTTGTCTTTGGCTTCCTCTTCGGCCATGAAGGCTTCTTCCTCGGGCGACATGATCGCCACGTCGGCCCCCTTACGGATTGCCAGGGCGGAGTTCAGCCAGATGGCTTGGCACTCCGGCATCTCCCAAGCCCGCTGCTCGGTGATGCCATTGGCAATCAGGTTGGCCACGATGGACAGCGGCCAAGGCACCCCTTTGTCACCGCCCCCTGACTTGGTCTTGGTCTGCTCCCAGAACTTCGGCCAGTCCTGGACGAGGATGTATTCCGCGAAGGCTTTAAGCAGGCGCTCAAAGCGTATCGAATTGCGGTTAAGGACAAGGATGCGGATTCGGTCCCGCCAGCCGATGTCGCCCAAGGGCTCTTCGGCGCACACTTGGCAGGCGAAGATAAGGTCGGCAGGCGTGACCCCTCGCGACCCAGTGACCAGCGGGGAGTCGAAGGCCATCAGGCGTACCCGGTACTTGAGGCACCAGGGGTAAAGAGTTCGACCCAGAATCCTGAAAGGAGCCGGGTCGACGTAGGCGTTAAGGAAGCGACGATCCACTATCCTCTAGACTGCCCCCTTTTCGGGGGTGTCAATTACGCGTAGGAGATGCCTTCGAAATCGACAGCAGTCACTGAGACGCTGGTGAAACCCTGGCTAGAGCCCTTATCGTCTACCTTTGTGATCACACCAGTGAAGCTAGCCGAAGCCGAGCCGGAAGGATAGGCCGACGCGGTGTTGACCGTAAATGTGAGCGTGGCCCCGAGGGTAGGAATAGACGAGGTCTTGGCGATGCCGTCGATGGTGATCTCGCTCTTGCGGTCGTCGAGGCGGTGCGTGACCGTCAGACCGGCTTCGCTGATGACCGTGGCCTCGTTATTAAACGAGGACGAGAGGCTGTAGCTCTGGACGAAGAGGTTCGTGACAGTACCCGCGACTCCGTAGATGCAGGTGGTTCCGTTTGAGATGGCGGCCATTTGTAATTGCAGGCTTTGGAATTGGCTTAGGCAGGCAGGACCACGAGCACGTCAAACGAGAAGGAAGTCGCCCAGGAGCGCTCGTCGATGCCCTCGTCTTCGGACTGCATGGTGACGTCATAGCAGGCCGCGTCGGTCGAGGCCACGAAGGCCGCCTTGATGCTGGTCAGGTCACGCATATTGCCGGACAGGGCGGCACAGCGGGCGCGGTGATCGGCGAGGGTCGTGTCGTCGGCGTTCGAGAAGAGGGTGATGCGGACCGAGCAGCTGAAGTTGCCTTCGCCCTCGGGGAGGTCGTTAGGGCTACGGGCCGACTCGCAGAGGACCACGGCCTTTGGCAGGGTCTGGGTCGCGGCGCTGTCCCCGGTCAGGAACGTGACGGTGGTCAGCCCGGTCTGGGTGGATAGGTAGGTGGCGAGGGTGGCCTCTACGATGTGGCGGATGGATTTGGTTCCCATAAGTGGTTAGCGGCGGTTGGCGCGCTGGATGGTGCTGTTCATGTGCTTCTCGAAGCGGGCCTTCATCTGCTTGACGCGGTTGGCGTAGACGAGGCCGAGAACGTCCGCATCGGTAGCGATGCCGTTAACGTTGCCTTGCGTATTGGTCACGCTCAGCTCGACGACCTTCTCGGTGGCCGTCAGGGTGTTCGTCCCGCGCACCTGGTTGTGCCGGTTAATCCAAGCCACCTTGAGCAGCTGGACGCCAAAGTCCTTGGGGACGCCGTTGATGACGGGCTTAGGCAGGGAGCGCAGGGCCGAGGCCCAGCCCGCCTTGATCATACCGACCATGGCTTGGCGGTCGCGGATATATTGGTCGAGTTCTGACTTGGTCTCGACGAGCATCTTGAGTTTGACCGGGCGGACGGACTTGCCGATGCGGCCTCCAAACTTGCCCTTGATGCGGTTATGCGGAGGACGCAGCTCCTGGACGAACCCTTGGCCGTAGTCGGTCATCACAGGGTTGGTCGTGTTAAAGTAGTTCTTAGCCTTCTTGAACGCCCGGTCATAGTCGCGGTCGTTCGCAATCTTGCGCATGATGGGCGGGAGGTTCTTCAGAGCCTGGAGTGAGCCCTTGCCGATGACCTTGTTGAACAGGCCGATGTCGTTGGTCTTGGTGGCGTAGGCCAGCTGATTGGTCAGGAGGGCGGCAGCGGAGTTGGAGTTACGGTCGTTAGCCGCGACGAACATCTTCTTGATGTCCCCGGCCACGGCGTTGTCGCCCGCCACTTGGGCCGCCTTGGACAGGCCACGGCCTCCGCCCTTCGGCAGCGGAGGGGTGAAGGTCGCCGCGTCTTGGCAGGCAAGGGCGGCTTGTTCCAGCGCCGCGTCCCGCATAGTCTGCCCGGTGTTGGCCGCGAACTGACGCAGGGCCGCGATGAACTCAGCCTGAGACTTCGGACTGATGCTGACCGACACCACGGCGGGTTACTGGTTATCGTCGATGACGACGAGCGTGATCCATGCCGACCCGGGCTTGTAGGTCTGGCTGGTGATGCGGACGGTCTTCCCTCCGGCCACGATCTTCTTCCCTTGGGCAAGGCTGGCGATGGGCACCCCTGCCGACAGTAGGGCCGCCGATGCCCCAATAGACCCATCTGGCTGGCTCCAGGAGGCCGTTACAGCGGGGAGCCTGACCGTATACTGGGTCCGCTCCATATACCCCCCTGCTTCGAG